ACGAAATGGTCTGGAGTCGTGCTAAAACTACAACACGTGGCGGCAAAGCAAAACTAAAATGGCGTTGTACTTCTGGTAAGCGTAAAGGACGTATTGTTCCTTCTGTTTCAGATTGCGACAAACCAATCAACGTAGCCAAGCGTGAAAAAATGAAGCGCACAAGGGCACAAACTTACAAACAACAAGCCCGCAGAAGCGAGCGTTCTAAACGTATCAACACAGCAAGCAGACTGATTCGTGCGCTAAACAAAGCACGCAAAGGTTGACAAAAATCTAAACCTCTACTATAATAACTAGTATGGACATAATGCTAGATATTGAAACGCTTGGATCCGCACCCGACTCTGTAATCTTAAACATTGCAGCATGTGCGTTTGATCCATTCTCTGATACAATATATGATCAACACGCAATGTATCGTCGCATCGATACCGAATGTCAAGATGATCGCAGCATTGACGATCTAACTGTTGAATGGTGGGCGAAACAAGGTCCACTGGCACAAGAAGAAGCGTTTGGCGAAGCAGATCGTGTTCTACTAAAAGATGCATTAGAAGAACTCAAAGGACTAATGTGGCATGCTGAGCGCATTTGGGCCAATGGTATTGCATTTGATATGACCATTATTGAACATGCATTTAAGAGTTATGGAATGCCAATACCGTGGCAATACTATAAAGTAATGGATGCTCGTACCGTATATAAAATGAGCCCTGATCGTGAAAAACTAGGCAACAGTCACCATGCTTTTGAAGATGTTATTCTACAGATTGGGCTGTTACAGCGCACGTTTAAAAAACTAAACGTTAAAAGTCTTGCGTAAGATCGCCTTGCTTCCAAGGTAAATCTTGCTTATCAATATCCACCACACAATTTAAACAAACGCTACGTAGATTTGTAATAGTAGCATCGTTTAAATCCCCGTTGATGTGAAACACAACTATTTGTGAAGGATACTTTGCACGGAATCCACATCTATCACAAACTGCCTTCTGCTTATATCCTTTTTGCCGCCAGCGAGGAACGTAAGGCTTTTTACGCTTGCCGTTGCACTTGTTACATTTAGATCTGTAGAAAGTTTTACCTTCTTTTTTGTAATTTATAGCACAAGGTTGCTTTTTGCACTCAGAACATAGCGGTCTTTCCATACAGATACTTATACACAGGCCTTTGAAAGGTCTTTATAAACCGCTGATTTATGGTGAAACTAATAAATAGATATAACAACATATTAATGAGGAAATCAATATGGCACTAGTTTCACCAGGCGTAGAAGTCTCAATTATCGATGAGAGCGCATACCGTTCGTCTGCTACCAACAGCGTACCATTTATTCTAATTGCTACAGCACAGAATAAAGTTAACGCAGCAGGAACAGGCGTTGCAGCAGGCACATTGGCTTCAAACGCTAACGCTACTTATTTAATCACAAGTCAAAGAGAACTTGTGAACACTTTTGGTAATCCATTCTTTTATAATACAACCGCAGGTACTCCAATTAACGGTTATGAATTAAACGAGTATGGCTTATTAGCTGCTTATTCAGTTTTGGGTGTTAGCAACCGTGCTTATGTACAGCGTGTTGATGTTGACCTAGCTGAACTAGCTGCTAGTTTAACTCGACCAACTGGTAGCCCAGATAATGGCACTTGGTGGTTAGACACAGTTTCGACAACTTGGGGTATTTTTGAATGGAGCTCAACAACCGGCGCATTCACTAATAAAGTACCACTAGTTATTACTAATGCTAGCGATTTAGATTCTGGCATTCCTAAAGACAGTTTAGGAACAATTGGTAGTTACGCTGTTGTTGCAACAAATGTAAACAATCCAATTTACCGCAAGAATTTAAGTAATGATTGGGTATTAATTGGTTCAGATGATTGGAAAGCAAGTTTAAACACTATTTTAGGTTCTACTACATCGCCAACGGTTACTAACGGTAATAGCATTGTTATTAACGGTACCACAATTAGTTTAACTGGCACAACACTTGCAAGTGTTGTTAGTGATATCAATGGTGCTGCAATTACAGGTGTTACCGCATCCGCAGTTAGCAGCAAGCTAGCTATTCATGTTGAATCTGGCGCAGGCGACGATTTAAGTTCTGAAGACATTAGTGTTACTATTGCAAATGGTTCAGGTACTCCGTTGGCTGATTTAGGTATTACTGCAGGTACATATTATGCTCCTGTATTACAACAATCAGCACACACTTCTATTCCGCGTTGGAGAAGCACTGATACTACTCCGCGTCCAACGGGAAGTGTATGGGTTAAAACAACTAATGTTAATTTAGGTACTAGCCTAAGCGTTAAGAAATACGATAGCACACTTGGTAGTTTTGTATCGCAGAGTTGCTCGGTTTATGCAAACGACGAAACTGCAAACTATAACTTAGATCCAAGCAACGGCGGCAGTGCGTTAGCTGTTGGTTCAACATATGCACGTTATGATATCAGCGATAACAATACTGCTACATTAAAATTATTCCAGCGTCAAGCAAGTGGTTCTACCGCAATTGTTGGTAATACAACTACTCCATCATTTACTAGCGGGGAAACATTTACTATTAGCGCAAGCAGTAAAGGTAGTGCTACAATGAGTGCTCCGTTAACAGCTACATTAGCTGGCACTGGCGCAGCAGATTTTGTTGCAGCATTCCTAGCAGCAGGTGTTGCAAATACTACAGCAGAAGTACTAACAACAGGTGCTATTCGTATTACTCATACACAAGGTGGTGTTATTCACTTAGAAGATACATCAGGTACTCCTGTTGCAGATGCTGGATTTGCTACATCTGTTGACGGTGTAACTGCTCGCTTAATTGATGGTACAGCAGAAGGTGTTATTCTAAGCAACTGGATCCCACTAGAGAATCCAGACGGTTCAGGTTACTCTGCTAATAGTACAGCACCAGGTCAAGACCCAGCGGACGGTACATATTGGTATTACAGTACAATTAATGAAGTTGACATTATGGTTCATGATGGTAGTAACTGGAAAGGTTATCTAACTGTTAGCAACGATGTTCGCGGTTTTGACCTAACTGATACAGATCCTGCAGGCCCACAAGTTGGCGCTACAGCACCAACTACACAAAGCGATGCTACAGCACTTGCTTACGGCGACTTATGGATTGATACATCAGATTTAGAAAACTACCCAATGATTAAGCGTTGGGAAGCAGTTGACGGTGTTGATCAATGGGTAACGATTGATAATACGGATAGCACAACTGAGAATGGCGTTGTATTTGCAGATGCACGCTGGGGTACAGCAGGTACAGTTGATCCTATTACTGACAGCGTTCCAACAATTTCTAGCTTGCTCTCTAGTAACTACTTAGATTTAGATGCTCCAGAAGCTGCTAACTATCCAGCAGGTACGTTGTTGTTTAACACTCGTCGCAGTGGTTACAATGTTAAGCAGTTTGTGTTAAATCACTTTAATGCAACTGATTATCCAGGTGAAACATTACCAACAGAAAAGAATGCGTGGGTAACCGCATCTGGCAATAAGAACGACGGTAGCCCATATATGGGACGTCAAGCACAGCGTCGTATTGTTACACGTGCTCTAGCAAGTGGTATTGATGCCAACACAGAAATTCGTGAAGAACAACGTGTGTTTAACTTAATTGCTGCTCCTGGTTATCCAGAATTGATTTCAAACCTGGTTGCATTAAACAACGATCGTAATCAAACTGGTTTTGTAGTTGGCGACACTCCGCTACGATTAGACGATAGCGGCGCTAGCTTAATTGACTGGGCTACAAATAATTCAGGTACCGGACTAAGCACAGCAGACGGATTAACAACAACTGACAACTATTTAGGTGTTTTCTATCCAAGCGGACAAACAAACGATTTAAGTGGCAATACAGTGGTTGTTCCGCCAAGTCATATGATGTTACGCACATTAATCCGCAATGACGAAATTGGTTATCCATGGCTAGCACCAGCAGGTACACGCCGTGGTACAATTGATAATGTTAGTGCATTAGGTTATGTAAATGCGCAAACAGGTTCGTTTGTACAAATTGCAAACCGTTCAAGCGTTCGTGATACACTATACGAAAACAATGTTAACCCACTAACCTTTATTCCAGGCACTGGTCTAGTTAACTATGGTAATAAGACTACACAAAGTGGTACAGCATTAGATCGTATTAACGTGGCACGTTTAGTAGCGTTTGTTCGTAATCAAGTTGAATCAATTGCTAAAGGATTCATCTTTGAACCAAATGACAAACTAACACGTGATGAAATTAAGAATCAGATCGAAGGCTTAATGAACGATCTAATCGCAAAACGTGGTATCTACGATTATCTAGTTGTGTGTGATGAATCAAATAACACAGCAGCACGAATTGATCGTAATGAACTATACGTTGACATTGCTATTGAACCAGTTAAGGCTGTGGAATACGTTTACATTCCAGTACGTATTAAGAACACTGGCTCAATCGCAGCAGGTTTATAATAGAATAAACTATTATAATAATTTAAGGGGGTCAATTAAGACCCCCTTTTTTTGACTCCGGGTTCTGGATAAATAATAGCATATACTTTAATTAGGAGAAACAAAAATGGCGGTTTCATCATTAACTAGAATGACAGTACCTTTAGCGAGTGACCAATCAAGCTCGACTCAAGGTCTATTAATGCCAAAGCTAAAATATCGCTTTCGCATTATTTTTGAAAACTTTGGTGTAAGCACACCACGTACAGAACTAACCAAACAAGTAATTGACTTTGCTCGCCCAAGCGTAAGTTTTGATGATATGACAATTGATATCTATAACTCAAAAGTACGTTTAGCTGGCAAGCATACTTGGGATGACACTACAGTTAACTTACGTGACGATGCTGCAGGTAATGTTAGTAAGCTAGTTGGCGAACAACTACAAAAGCAATTTGACTTTATGGAAATGAGTTCAGCAAGTTCTGGTATTGACTACAAGTTTATTACACGTTGCGAAATCTTAGATGGCGGCAATGGCGCAAATGAACCGACTGTACTAGAGACCTGGGAACTTTACGGTTGTTATTTAACCAGTGTTAACTACAACGATTTAGCATATAGCGATAGTGCTCCTGTTACTATGGGATTAAACATTCGCTTTGATAATGCATTACAAACTCCTCTTGATTCAGGCGTTGGTACAGCGATAGGACGTACACTAGGTTCAGTAGTAACTGGCTAATAAGCAATGGGATTTGGTAGCACACTTAGTAATTTACTAAGTGGTTTTGGCGATGGTCTTACACAAGGACTGTTTGGCAGCGACTACTTAAAGGATTACAAACACGCAAGCAAAACGTTCTTATCGGACGGATATGCGCTTGCACCGCAAACCAAATACCTATTCCATGTTTATTTTACAATAAACACTGATGTGATTCCTGGTTTAGCTCAAGCACTAGGAACCTCGGCAACTGATAGGGCTACTATCGGCATGATGGTCAAAACCGCCGACCTTCCGCGGTTCAATATTGATGTTGCTGAGCTGAACCAGTACAATCGCAAACGTTACGTACAAACTAAGTTAAATTACGAGCCTGTTAATATTTCTTTTCACGACGACGGTAGTGATTTAACTCGCAGCATGTGGTATAACTATTATACCTATTATTTTTCTGATGCAAAACACAGCTACGATGGAGTTGGCACTGACACAAGTACTGGTTTGGGCAACGGTATATTTGATTATAATCGCAGAGATATTTACGATAATTTGCGCAATGTAAACGAATGGGGATATCAAGGAACTGGACCAACTGATTACAAACCAAATTTCTTCAAGGACATTAAAATTTATGGACTTAATAGAGGAAACTTTGTACAGTATACATTAATAAATCCAATGATCACTAATTGGGCGCATGATCAGTTTGACTACAGTCAAGGTGGCGGCACAATGACTAATCAAATGACCATTAAATACGAAACTGTCAAATATCAACGCGGTCAAGTTAAAGGTGGAGCAGTGCGTGGATTTGGTGAAGGTTCTATGTATGATACTGAACCGAGTAAATTATCTAAACCAGGCAGCACAGAAACTATTTTTGGCGCAGGCGGATTATTGGATGCTGGTGCAGATGTTATCAGCGACCTACAAAATGGAAATGTTCTTGGAGCATTGCTAACTGCTGGAACAGCTTATAACACATATAAAGATTCTGACCTTGGCAGCATGCTTGCTGAAGAAGGTGTTGGCCAATTAGCATTGGCAACTACAGCAGTATTAACTAATCAAAATGTACAAAATTCAATTAGTAATTTTATTTTTCCCAAAGCCGAAGGCGCAACTAATAATTTACCACTAGGGTCTGGAACTACAGTAAGTAATAGTGGATTTACTAGTGCAACAAACTGGACTAACCCAAACACAGGTTCAACGTTTGTTAGCACATCTGCATCATCAGCAGCAACTAATCCAATAGCTAAACCTTGGGTAAATCCAAATTTACCAGCAACAGACCCAAGCCTAAAACCAGGTACCCAACAGTCTGATGTATCGAGTAACGGAAGCAACGTAAATTATTATTGGGAAGAATAATGGCAACTGTAAATATTGAACGAACCACAACCACAACTAAAATTTATGACAAATTTTATAATGTAGAACTTGTAGTTAGTACATCCGAATACGATCTTACAGTGTCATTTTTTAAAAAAATGATGACAGACCCTGTACTAGCAGAACAATTTGCTGCTAATATTTTTCAAATTGCCAAAGACACTGGTGTTTCTGTACAGACTTACCTTGAGAATCTCCAAGGTCAAAATGAAATGCAATTAACAATGAGTATGGCCTACTATCTAAATAGTACACGTTCAAATTCAACATTATTAGGTGTTGGACAAGTTATTACACCAGACTATTACGCTGCGAGAAACGTAGCAATCTAAAATGGCTAAACCTAAATTCTCACAAGGAGTTTATGAAGTTCGGAACGCTAACAAGTATGTTGGTAAAGGCAAACCTCGTTATCGTAGTTCGTGGGAACTTTCTTTTATGAACTTTTTAGATAACAACGAACATATAATGCAGTGGGCAAGCGAAAGTATTAGTATTCCGTACAGACATCCTCTAACAGGCAAACAAACAATTTATGTGCCTGATTTTTTAGTAATTTATAGAGATAAAAATGGCAAGCAGCGAGCAGAGTTAGTAGAAATTAAACCGTCTGGACAAAGCATGCTCACCGAAAAACAAAATCCACAACAACGTGCTACAGTAGCAGTTAATTACGCCAAATGGGAAGCTGCACAACATTGGTGTAAGCGTCAAGGAATAACTTTTAGAGTTATTACAGAAAAAGATATGTTTCATCAAGGAAAGAGCCGCTAAATATCTTTATGTCACAAAAACTAGAAGAACTATTTAATCTACCTCCCTCCTCATCTGATGAAGAAGTAGACATTGTTGACGAACCTGAAGAGTCATTTGGTATTCCACAAACCTATGAAGGATATACCAATCTAGAAAAGATTGATGCTGCACTTCCTGCTGTTAAGAATCTTGAAGCATCTGATAAAGAAATGGATCAACTTGCTGAAACAGCAATGAAGACGTACCAAGATCTAGTTGACCTAGGTATGAATGTTGAAGCAAGATTCAGCTCAGAAATCTTTAGTGTAGCAAGTTCGTTGCTTGGGCACGCTATTACTGCTAAAACTGCTAAGATGAACAAGAAACTTAAAATGATTGATTTACAATTAAAGAAGGCAAAACTTGATGCTGATAGAGGCGATAACGAAGGCGGTGCAACAGCAACTGGTCATGTTCTTGATAGAAACGAACTTCTTGACAAACTATTGAATCCAAATAAGAACAACGACGCATAAATATACTTAACTCAGGAGTTAAGTAAATGCGCTCGCTAACAGAATTTTTAACAGAATCTAAAAAGAACTACGAATATCGCGTCAAAATTGCAGGCGACTGTCCTAAAGAACACGTCGATGCACTAAAGAAACTTTTTGCTAAATTTAACATGGTTAGTATGTCTGACATGAAAACTACACCTGTTATGAAATGTCCATATGATTTTCCAGGCTTAGAAAATGAGTCTGTAAACATTTTTGACGTAGTTTTTGAATATCCAGCAAGCACAGGACAACTAGCAGAACTAATGCAAAAATTAGGTATTGCTGAAAATCGCATTGTAATCCTAGATCGTAGATTTAACGACAGCATGGATGCAGAAGTTGCTGCTAAAGAACACGAAGGCGCATTACTAGACGACCAAACACTCCCCGAACAAAACGCAGAACAAAAAGCAGCCGGCGCAGCATATGGTAATAGTTTTCAGAATGTGGTTGCAGATATGGAAAAGCGTGAGTACGAAATTGCAGGCGGCAAAACACCAAAAGCACAAACTACAAACGATCTTCCACAAGGCACAAAAAGTCCAGTAGGAAGTTAATATGAACGATATTTATAAAATTTTAGAAAGCATTCAAACTATAACCGAAGGGCCAGTAGATGATGAATATCAACAAGCAATTAAAAATTGCAAAGGTGATCTAAACTGCATCAAAGCAATAGAAAAACAGCATCCTTATCATAAAGGCGACGATGGGTTCGATGATTGGGATGACGATGATGATTTTGATTATAGTAGGTATAAGCCCGAAGACCCTAATGCTATGCCAACTGGTATTGATCACTTAGATAAAATGATGTTGCATGAGTTTGGGTATAAACCTTGGGTTCCGGCTGCTGGCGTTATTTTAAATGTAGCATTAGGGCCAGGAAGAAACTGGGCTAATACCTATCCAAGATCAGCTCTTCATCCGATGTATATGGTTGCATTAGAAATTGCTGAAAAATGGATTGATACCGCAAATGAAAAAAACGCAGTTAGCGTTAAAGCACAAGATGGAAAATCATATTGGGTTCCTAACACAGCCGAATCAGAAAAACTATTTAAGGTTTTATACAGACTCATGCCACCTGCTAGACGTTATTGGGATGAAGAAGGTTATAATATTTTTGATGACAAAAATATTAATGAAGTTGCTGCTACTGTGTTCAGCGACAGCAAAGGACATCATTTAAAAAATGCCGACGGCGAAGTTGTACAAAGTTTTGATAAAACACCAGAAGGCCTGCGTCAAGCACGTAATGCTCTATATGCAAATTATAATGTATTAAGCATGGAAAAACCTAAGGAAAGTACCATGAACGAATTTGAAGAAAAATTTAACACTGCTCTTAATGAGTCTTTAACAATCACCACAACCGCAGGCACCGACCAGCCTGATAATGTTAGCGTTAACGCCACAGACGAAGATGCACACACATTAGTTGCTATTCTAAAAGCAGCAGGTCTGCCATATAAAGAACAAGAAGCAAAAATTATTGCTGCTACACCGTGCGGCGAGCAAGTTGAAGAAGAATACGCTAATGAACCAGATGAGAAAAACATGAGTGTTGATTATATGGTTAATCAACTATCAGGTGGATTAGGCAAACAGCAAAAAATGTATCGCAAGGAATATCCAGGTGACAATGCTATGGCTGTTAACGAAGAAAACCTAATGCGTGGTCTTTGGGATTTATATAAAAAGGTATAAACATGACTGAAGCAGACATTCTTAAAAGATATCAAGACATCGTCTCCAGAGACTATATGCTAACGGAAAACCCATATAACGTTGTGGAAGGTTATGGTAGCAAACGCGAAGCACAAGCATATCTAGTTAGTGTATACAAAGAAAATGATTACGATATGTCCTATGAAGAATGGCTGGATGATATCCGCAGCGGTGGCTATTCACCTGCGCTAACACGAGCAGTCAATGCGATTGATGCTATCAAAGAAGCCATTGATGAAAAACGCTATCTTGTGAGTGTTGAAATGTACATGTACGCCAAAGACGACGAAGATGTACAAAAACAAGCACAGCGTTTTGCTGATCAACTAAAAGCCAAACACGACAACCAAGCAGTTGTTATGAGCATTTATGAACAACCGTTTGGCACGTTAGGTAATCGTAAATTATTTGATAAAAACGATTAATGAAAACTTTAAAAGATTACATTTATAATGCACAAAAACCACGCATCAACGATAGCGTGGTTATTAGTGTCAACGACGAATATGTAATTGAAAGTAAAATTACTAATCTAACTGATTGTATTACAGTCGTAATGGATCCAGTTACACGAGAAATTGTAAAACACGCAAAAGCAAATTCATTAACGGAAGGTTCTGTTGTTGACTTTGATCGCATCGGTCGTTACAGTGCATGGGGACGTGCATTATTACAAGTACTAAAGTGGTCTAACAACCCTCGTGTAATTGACAAACATACTACAGATAACGATATTGTTCTGATCATCCGTGATGATGTACTAAATCAAATACTAGAAAAAGAAGCACCAGGAATTACTTCTAATCAAATTGCTATGTATGCAAAAGCAATTCCAGAATTAGATTATCAGTGGGCACCAAAAAGTAAACAACACGTCATTACAATGCCGCGTGATTTAAAATTAGCCGCATTATCAAAACCAGAAAAAACAACCGAAAGTGAATTAACATTTGAAAACAATACATGGCATTTAAATTACTGGACCAGTAAACCAGTTAGTAAAATTGTATCTGAAATGAAACAACAAGCGAAAGAGATGATTTCTGAAACAAAAACAGGTAAAATGCCATTAAACTATTGGGAAGCAAATCCAGGTTCTGTATACACCGCAGACAAGTATTATGATATGTATCGTGCTAGCATGCTAATGGGTCGCTTATCCAATAAACATTCAAGCGAAGATTTTAGCGATATTGATGCGTATAGTTGGATTAACAATGCTCCTATGCTAGTAACATATACCCCTGAAGAACTTGAAATGGCAAAAGCAGCATTTAAGTTTATGGGAATTCCAATGAAGACTCATGTACCAATGGGTAGCGATGAGCCTGGTGCGGTCAATAAAGTTTCACCATTTAAACCATTTAAAGGTTACAAAGGCGCCCAACGCTGTTCTAAGTAAATGTTAATCTCAGAAGTGTTTCCTCCTCTGGGTAAAAGCGTAAAGTATAACTTTTACGATATCTTTGCCTTTGTGCGAATAGCGGATTCTGGAAAATTAAAAATATCACTACGCAGAGATAGACCAGCAGAAGTTAAAAAGTCTGGTGTCTATGTTTGGCATCATCCAGACTGGGGATATTTTTATGTAGGTATTGCCGCTGCCGACAACTTTACAGAACGCTGGAATAAACATATTCAAAAACTATTAGATAATTGTTCATCTGCTAAACAAATGAAAAATTGGAAAGCGTTTGCTGATCGTTTTAAAGCAGCAGGATATGGACTAGACGATTTCAAAGACATTACATTGCGTTTCTTTCCGGTAGCAAGTCGTACAGAATTTCCTGGCGAAGAAGCAGAGTTTAAAAAGTATTTGTCTGACATCGAAACACGTATTGTTGGTATCATTAACCCCGCATGTAATAAAGAATATAACCCAGCTCGCCCTAGTTCTACACGCTATCCAGAACCACGCAATAAGTAATTACATGAGTAAAACTTATTGTGCCGCTCCTTGGCACGGGCTTCATATTAATCCAAATGGAAATGTAAAAACATGCTGTGCTGGAGATCCTAATATACTAGGAGATCTAAATACACAAAGCATTAAAGATATTCTGTTTGGCGAAAAAGTTCAGGAAATACGTGCTACTCTTAAACAAGGGCATATGCATGAGCAGTATTGTTATAACTGTATTCAAGCAGAACGTTATGGTCGTAGTGAAAGACATTGGCACAACGATGTCAGCGAAGACTTTGATAGCACACAGGCAGATTTAGATTATCATCGACCAGTATTAGTTGACGTCCGCTGGAACATCACCTGTAATCAAAGTTGTAATTATTGCGGCGATAAATGTAGTTCAAAGTGGGCAGCACTGAACGGAATTCCTTTTAAATCACAAGTACGTCCGTATTATCAACAAGTACACGAATATTTAGAACAGTATCAAAATTGGATGAGAGAAGTGGCATTAGTGGGTGGAGAACCGCTGTTACTTCCAGAGAACGAACGCTTACTTGATATCGTTCCAGATGGAGTTACTGTAACAGTAATCACAAACTTTAGCATGGACTTGTCCAAGAACAAAATATTTGAAAAGTTAGCAAATCGTAATAAAGTGGGTTGGAGTTTGAGTTTTGATAATATAGGCGATCGTTATGAATATGTTAGGTATGGCGGAGAGTTTGCGCAACTAGAACACAATATAGAGTTACTCAACCCATTGTTTAATCAAGGACACTGGGGCGGAATACATGCTGTGTATAATCTGTATAATTGTACACACCTAAATGACTTTACAGATTGGGCTCGCAAACACAACTTATCTATTCAATGGCAGAGTTTGTATCAACCAGAGTGTCTTGATCCGTTAAAACACAAAAAAGAAGTAAGAAACTTAGCACGAGAAGAAATCAAACGGTTATTAAAAAGAACAGATTTAACCAATAGCGAACGCGGTTTCTTTGAAACAGCACTAAATAATTTTAACAGTGCTGAAGAACAAGACGAGTCAGCAAAGCTCGCACAGCACATAAACGATATAGAAACACTATATCATCCCAATAAAGCAGGCCAATTTCATAAGTTATGGCCTGAACTGGCTTGTGCCTTAGGACCTTTATAGGCACGGCTTACGGCAAAATCCGTAGGCGTCTGGTGCTAGCTACCCAGAAGCAACTCTCGCTACCATTGCTTTTAAAGTGAGAAGCCCGTGAAAACGGGCTTTTTTATCTTTGATTAATAACAACAGGCTCTTGTTCTAAGTTTAGATACTGAGCCCAACTATGATGATTAATACGTAATTGTGTTTTGCGTATTTGATTAGCTAATTGATAATAATCCGGCGTAAATGGAGCACGCTTAGGTTTAATTAATTTGTCGCTTTTGTCCCAATTGCACGGTTTACACGCAGTTACACAATTATCCCATTCTGTTTTTCCGCCCAAGCTTTTAGGAATAACATGATCGATAGTTAATTGTGCTGGTACAAAAGTATCGCCGCAGTATTGACACTGAAACATATCACGAACATATAGGTTTGATCTACTAAATGTTTTTGTTTTGCGTTTAGTATATCCGCTCTTCAATGCAATTACTGCTGGAACACGCATAACAGTTTTCTGACTATGAATGGCCCAATCGTCATACCATTCTAATACATGTACTTTGTCAAGGAATAGAAGTTTAATCGCTTGCTGCCAATGAACAGCACTTAACGGAATATAACTTAAAGGTTGATAATCTGGACCTAGTACTAATGTGTGAGCCATCATAGTATTTACTTAAATAAAAAATATGTTCAAAGTATCTGACATAAAACGTGTTCATTTAGAAATAAGCTCTGTGTGTAATGCCCGTTGTCCTGGATGTCCGAGAAATTTGTTTGGATATCCGTTTAACAATGGGTATATTGAGCATAATATGTCATTAGACGAAGCAAAAACAATTTTTAAAGATATTATAAAACAACTCACACACATAAGAATTAACGGCAACTTTGGAGATGCGGTATCAAATAACAGTACACCAGATATAGTGGAATGGATGCTTGAAGAAAATTCTGGCTTAAACATTGTAATATCAACTAACGGGTCCGCACAAAATAAAAGATTTTGGGAACGTCTTGGCAAAACCGGCATCACAGTTGAATTTGACATTGACGGATTTGAGGGTACACACGAACTTTACAGACAAGACACAAATTTTAATAAAATAATAACAAATTCAAAGATTTTTATTGATTCTGGGGGAATTGCAACTGGAAAATTCATTGATCTTGGATATAACTCTGATCAATTTGATGATTTACGCAAGATGCTTCTGGGAATTGGATTTCAGCAGTTTAAAAAAATTAATAATCCGCGTGAAGATTTTTCCAGTTACGACAAGAATGGTAACCTGGTGTTTATATTGAATCGTAATGAACCAACAATTTTTAAAGAACTTGAAACACGAAAGAGCAATGATTTAATATTAGAAGATATTATAAACGATAAACGGCCTTGCCAGTGTATTAACTGCGAAGTTAAACAATCAAAAGAAATATATATTTCAAGCATTGGCGATGTTTATCCTTGTTGTTTCTTGGGATTCGAACCAAAAACATATGGCAAAGGAAAGTATCACCAGGCAGCAAACGCACAGTTTAATTCATGGCTGACAAAAAATAATGCGCTTAAATATAGTATTCACGAATGTATTACTTGGTTCAGTCAAGTTGAAGATTCTTGGAATAAAAAAACATTTGAGGAAGGAAGGTTGGTTATATGTAACGACGTATGTGGAGTAGATAATGTCTAAATCTTTAGAAGGTGTTTTAGTTAAAAAAGCGCACAGCAAAATGAACTATACTCCTGAGCAAATACAGGAGTTTGCGAAGTGTGCTGATCCTGTTACTGGTCCAATGTACTTTATGGACAATTTCTTTAGCATTCAACACCCTACTAAAGGTAAAATGATTTATCATCCTTTTGAGTACCAAAAAGAATTAATTAACACATATCATAACTATCGTTTTAGTATTAGTCTGATGCCTCGACAGACTGGTAAATCAACTAGTGCTGCTGGATTTTTATTGTGGTACGGAATGTTTAAGCCAGACTCAACTATCCTTATTGCTGCGCACAAATACTCAGGCGCACAGGAAATCATGCAGCGTATTCGTTATGCGTATGAACTATGTCCAGATCATATACGTGCTGGTGTAACGTCATATAACAAAGGATCAATCGAATTTGATAACGGATCACGTATTGTAGCGCAAGCAACTACTGAAAATACTGGACGTGGTATGTCAATCACGCTCCTATATTGCGACGAGTTTGCTTTTGTGCGACCTACTATTGCGAAAGAATTCTGGACTTCAATTTCGCCTACACTGTCAACTGGTGGTAAAGCAATTATTACAAGTACACCAAACTCAGACGAAGACCAATTTGCGTTAATTTGGAAACAGGCTAACAAAACCGAAGACGAGTTTGGTAATGAAACAGAACTAGGTATTAATGGATTTCGCGCATATAGAAGTTATTGGAGAGACCACCCAGACAGAGACGATAAGTGGGCAGAGGAAGAACGTGGACGCATTGGCGATGAACGCTTTCGTCGAGAAATGGATTGCGAATTCATCATCAACGATGAGACTCTAATTAATGCAACGACACTTGTAGATCTAGAAGGAGTCGAACCTGTTTACAAAACTGGTCAAGTACGTTGGTATGAAGAACCAAAAGCAGGAAGAATATATGTTGTAGCACTTGATCCAAGTTTGGGAACAGGAGGAGATCCTGCTGCTATTCAAGTATTTGATGCTAACACTACCACACAGATGGCAGAATGGAAACACAATAAAACACCAATCCCAACACAGATACGTATTTTAAATGACATTATAAAAGCAATTTACGACAAAACACAAGATGCTACTAGCATCTATTATAGCATTGAAAACAATACTATTGGCGAAGCAGCATTAATTAGTCTAGCAGAATTTGGCGAAGACAATTTTCCAGGGATGATGCTAAGTGAACCTAAGAGTGCTGGTTCAGGAAGACGTTTCCGCAAAGGATTCAACACTACTAACAAGTCTAAGATTTCTGCTTGTGCTAAACTTAAAAACTTAGTTGAAACTAAAAAAATGATAATTAATAGTAAAAGTTTAATATCAGAATTCAAAACGTTCGTAGCGCACGGTACAAGTTATGCTGCTAAGATTGGCGAAACTGACGATTTGGTAATGGCAACAGTTCTTGCTGTGCGCATGATGCAAGTACTACAAAACTATCATGCAGAACTTAACACACAAATTGCGGATTTTGGTGACGAAGTTATCGAACCAATGCCGTTCATACTATTTTAAAATTTTATTCTACCCATGGCACACGTAATACTATTCGCTGATCGAGCACCTAAAAGTTATATTAATCCCGATCTTGGTTCAGGAGCATCATATTATAATTATCCAGCAGGTGCATATAAAATTGCATCGGTATTGCGTAGTCTTGGGTTTGAAGTTTTGGTAGTTAGTAATTGTTTAAGTTTAACATTTAAAGGGGTTCAACAGATTATTGATAATAATAGTAATAATCTGTTATGGGTAGGTATTAGCAGCACATTAATGTTTTTGAGATCAAATAAATTTGAATATTACCGAAATATTTGGCACACAAGCAACGAGTTAACCATGGATTTGGACTTTTTTGGAGGTTCCGGAGGTTCTAAAGATGGTAGAGCATTTAACGATGCTATTGCATCTACAGAATTAGTTTGGTCACAAGGTGAAATTAATCGGCTTGCTGAATTTACTGATCGATATAATGCCCCTGTGTTAATTGGCGGCACTTGGGTAACATATATGCAAGGTGGAAATTTTGGAAAAATTCATAAAAATGCACAGATAGTCACTAATTATGCAGAAAAGTATGTTGAAGAATTTACTTTGAAAAAATTAAAGGACTCAAACGTTAGTCCACCGTTTCTTGTTCCCAACGATGAGTATGATTTTAAAAATAGTGTAATAACATACACCAAACATGATTTATTAAAACCGGATAATTGGCTTTCCCTTGAAGTTGCTCGAGGGTGTGGGTTTAACTGTGCGTATTGCAATTTTCAACATAGAAATATACGTGACAATTATAAATCACCAAAAGTGCTGCGAGAAGAACTGATAAGAAATTACGAAGAATATGGAATTACAAACTACATGTTAGTTGATGATCTATATAACGATAGCAAATATAAAGTTCGAGATCTCTACGATAATGTATGGAGCAAATTGCCATTTAAAGCTGAATGGGTCGGGTATATGCGTTTAGATATGTTTTATGCTGATCCCGAGAGCATTGAAATCGTAAAGGAATCAGGTGCACGATTTGGTAGTTTTGGTATTGAAACATTGCATAAAAAGGCAGGAGCAAAGGTTGGTAAAGGTCTCGGCAAGGAAAGGATTTTAAACACACTAGAATTATTGCATGAAAAATGGGGCACAGATGTATTATTAGTAGGTAATTTTATTGCTGGGCTGCCATATGAAGATAAACAAAGCATTCAAGAAACTATGGATTGGACAATAGAGACCGATCTATTATTCTCAACGTTATGGACCCCTCTTTGGGTTACTCCACCAGAACATTTTGAAATTGTAACAAATGACGCATTAACAAAACTTGCACGCGACCCAGAAAAATGGGAGATTAAATGGATCAGCCCTGATAATTGGGTTAATAGCGAAGGATTAACATTTAAAGAAGTTAATGAAATGTGTATAAAACAGAGAGATAGATTATCCGAAGATGCAAAAATGATCAGAGGAGTTTTTGGCTTCTCAGATTATGCAGATTTAAGATCGTTAGGAATGACACATCAAGATATCGTTGATAGACGTTACAATAAGACAGATGTATCTAAGTTAAAAAACGCAAACCAACTTAGTCAATCGTTAATTAAAGATCGTTTAGATTATTGGCTAAACGTAAAACTGTAAAAGTGGGCTAAATACTGTGTATTAATGAAGAAATATAATGGATAGCACAGCAACAGATCTTTTTAATTTACTTGTAAGTCGTGACTACACAGTCAAAACACTAACTAATCAAGGCAAGCCAGAAACGAATCCTGGTGATGCTGAAATGTTTTCGTTTGACTTTGAAACATCTCAAAACAACTACGGAACTGTGGTTATTTTGTTAGATGACGAAGGAAACTTTGAAGTATATTACGGCGATAATGTTGGCAAGAACATGGAAGGCGATGACAAAGACAGTTGGTATGATTTCTTAAACCAACTAAAAACATTCGCTACACGCAACTTATTAACATTTACATTAAAGAATCTAAACAAGTTAAAGTACAGCATGCAGGGCATGGCTGCTATTAACGAAGGTTTATTTGAAGGCTGGAACGGAACCAAACGTACCAGTTACAATGATAAGCCGGGCACAACACGCTTAAAGATTGTTCATAGCCGCGAACTAGGCGAAGGTGAACAACGCTTTCGCAACATTGAAAAGTTATATGTTGAGAACACCGAAGGTGAACGCTTTAAACTACCATTTACTACACTGGTAGGTGGACGTGCAATGGCTCGTCACGTGGCCGAAGGCGGCACACCATATGATGTTTTTGGACAACATATCACAGACATGGTTCGCGAAGCAAATATTTTAAGTAGATTTGTAAGAACAACAAAAACCATTACTGAAGATGATGCAGAACAATATGAAGTTGTCGCTGCCGGTCGTGATCGTTATCAAACTGTGCGCGGTAGATTAAAAAGTCTAGCAGGAAAACGCGGTTACAATGCGTATAAAGAATCATGGGATCCTGCTGTACTAGAACAAGATTCTGCTGTTGTTGACGCATTACGTGGATCGTTTATAACAAAAACGGTACCGACACAGATTGAAGAAGCACTTCCATATATTGCACAAAACTTACAACCATCCCAATCCAAGGAACCAATCATGAAAGAATTTGATCAATTTGCCAACTGGGCGGAAAACGTAACTGAAGGCACCTGGGCTATTCCAGATGACGAAGCTAAAATCAAAGAATTAAAAGATATTTTAGCACAACCTCTACCAGTTGGAGTTGACGCTATGAACGCTACTAATGTGTTATACGACATTATTGGAGATGATGAACTGTTTGATCGGTTAGGTACACTAGCAGATCAAGACCCAGAAGCAGATGCTCGCAGCGTAATTGAAGATTGGATTGAAGAATACAGCGATAGCTATCCTGGATTAGAAGACCTAGCAGCTCGTGTATTTGGCGATACCGATACTGATGAACTAGAGTTTGAAGAAGCTGCGGATGTTGGCGCACGTGGAATGAACAAATATGGAATGAGTGCTATTAAAACCGCACAAGGTTTCTTTGCACTAGTAAATGGCAAAGTTGTTGCTGGTCCTTTTGACTCAATTGATGAGCTAAAAGCCTATCAAGAAGATGAATTAAACAAAGAAGCAGTTGGTGAGCAATTAGATATTGACACCGGTGAAGAACAACGCAAACAAGAGCGCGATCACATGCTGGAAATGAATGCATGGCGCAAACTAGCAGGCATGCAAGAAAAAGTATACGAAGACTTTACTGCATTCCAAGAACCAGTTCAGGAAGCATACAGCGATTTAGATGATCCAAGCACAGGCGGACAAATTAAAAATCGCGAAGATTTTCTAGTCAAGAGCAAGCATCTGTATAACATGATGATGGATCCTAATCTAAAAGATTTAGAAAGCATGCAAGCAATTCAGGATGCTATTGCTAAACTAGAAAAACAAGCACGCGAACTAGGCTTGTTAGAAATGACCGAAGACGAACGTGCTGCTAAGTTAAACGATGATATTTTAGGCGAACTAAACGCAAGCGAACTGGGTAAGGAAGGTGTTGATTGGTTTGCACCAGCAGACACAGAACCGTACGATCCAGAACGCGACGACCCACGTGACGATCCTAATTACGGTTTTGATCGTAAGCCAACTAAGCCGCAGCCAACAATTGCTCCCGGAGCAAAGAAGACACAAGAAGCTAACGCTGGTAAGTTTGGTCAGCAAGATAACGAAATTGAAGATCCAGAACAGATTGTTCCTGGCAAAGAAGGCATGCAGGACGAGAAACTTGAAGAAGCACCAAGAGAAGAATTACCACCGGGTTATTCTCGTGTAGGTCCTAAGGGAGTGTTAGTAGGCCCTTCAGGAAATTTATCAAACTGGAGAGATCCAAACATGGATCCAGATTATTGGGCTAGAGACAACATGACCAAGTACGATATGGATGCTGACAATGAGTGGGACGAAATTGAAAATTGGTTAACTAGCGGTTCTTACAAAGCCGGAAATGATCTACGTAGATCAATGATGCTTAAAAAGTATGGTTTAGATCAAGGTGTTACACCAGAAAAACTAGCAGCAGCAAGATCAAAAGCAGATGCTATTAAAAAAGCAGCACAGGATAAAGAAGACAAGTTCTATAGAGATATGGAAGTTGCTCGTATCCTAGGTCGTGATGCAGGTTCTACAGCAGACTATGAAAGAAACCGGGCTGCTACAGATAAAGAACTTGCAGGTCTTAAGAAGAACGCTGGTATTAAAGTAATGGACTTAGGTCTAGATAACTTAACTGGTAAAAAGAAAGGACTTAATGTAGGTCAAGGCTGGAGCGATCAAATGGACATTGATGATCTAGATCGTGTAAGTGCTAAGTATGGCACTAATCCAGCATCAGATCAAACCGCAGCACTAGCACATCAAGAACGTGAATTTGCTCCAGGCAGCGATGAAGCGTGGAATCAATACCTAGCCAAGCATGGTGACGGTAGCAAGAGCAAAGTTCCGACTACCAGAAAGATGGGAATGGATGTAATGGATCTTGGGCTAAAAGGCGAAAGCAAAGAATCTGACCTTGATGAAGCTGGTTATAAAATACCCAAAAACTATGCTGCAATGATGCAAAAAAAGAAGAGTCAGCAAAAGAAAAACAATGATGAATCACAAGTTACCAAAGATAGCGTAGCTAAATTACTAGTAAAATACGGCAACAATCCTGAAGCGGTTGAGAAAATGATTGAAAAAGAATTTGAGTGGGCAGTTAAGACATATCCACAAGCCACAGCATCAAGGATTGCTGAAATTATTAGAACTGTAGCAGAAGATGTCGAACTTGATGAAGCTAAGTTAGATAAGTCTTCACCAATCTATAAAGACTACGAAGCACTTAAGAAAAAGTCCATTGCTGATCTTCGCAACATCATTGGACGCAATCATCGTGTTGTTGACCTAAAGGGTTATGATAAAGCAGGTGCAATTAGACAAGTCCTTGATGACAGATATGGCGAAAGGAAAGTTGATGCTTTCTTTGGTGAAGAACCTAAACTAGACGAACGTTCTCTAACCAAAGGCGAAGAAAAGAAACGCGAAAAGTATGTTAAGGGCATGAAGAAATCAAAAGCAGACTTCAAAAAGCGTTACGGTAAGCGTGGTGAAGAAGTCATGTACGCAACTGCTACCAAGATGGCAAAAGAAGGCGAAGGCGAAACTACCGGAGGATCAAACATGTTTGGCAAGGGCATTTATGAAAGTTTAACAGAACTAGAAAACGACTTAGACCTGGAACTAGGACACGGCATTACTGCTACTAGCCAACTAGACCGTCCAGAAAATCCAGTGGGCATGTTAGAGCCAACTGATGTTCCTGTAGGTATTCCCTCAGACATGGATGTTGAAATTGTGTCTGCAGAACCTAAAGAAAAGAACTTAGGCGATAAGATTGCTGATAAAGGTGCTGAGTTAAGCGCACAAATTGATGCAGCATTAGCAGATATCAAACGATTAGCGGGAATGGGCAACTAAGCCCGGCGATATACGCTAAACTAAAACGGGCGTTAGCCCGTTTTTTATTGGTTAAATACTTTATATGCACGCAGCAGCACTCATAAATTATCCTGGCCATTTTTTATCCACACTAGGTACCATCAAAAACTTTTTGGAAATAACTGAATGGCGTCCGTCCTGGTATATTTTTGTGGATGATTTGGGTCCGCAATGGGATGCTTGGCCAAATTATTTACAAGATTTAAAAACAGCAATTAATCTAAATTTTCCTGGATTAAATCCCACTTACACGTTATTTTCGGAATTTAAATTTCCTTATATATGGGATGGATGGTTACGGCAACAACTGATAAAACTAAATTTAGATAGATTTTTGCCTGGTGATCTTTGGTACGTAACAGACGGAGATGTTATTTGCGAAAGACTAATTGCCGCAAACGAAGTTCCGTACAATTATCAAAAGACGCACAATACATTAATTAATGCGCAGCAGTATTCGTATTTAAAACAAATGCTAGGAATCAGCGAAACATTAAACATCGACGGCGATAATGTATACACGCATCATATTCCTGTTAGATGGGTATCTAGAGATGATTTACATGGGTTATATAGGCATATATCTGATGTAAACGGTAACGACTCAAACATTGTTCATTTTAACTTAATGCGAGAAGAACGTATTATTGGATACGGCCCTACAGCAGAACATCAAAGTATGACAGAGTGGGATTTATTAGAAACATGGCGTATTTTAATAGACAAGCAACAATCGCGCTTTGAATATTGGTTAATCGATGATGGCGGTCAACCGGAGCCTGATCACGCACCTACATACATAAAAACTTTTTTTGGTACAGATCGCGATAAAACACCGGAATACTTTCAAAAACAGGGTCTACAGGTGTCTACAGGTGTGTGGAATCGTGTTTTAACAATATCTCGCACATAATTTACCGTTTTTGAGTTGACACGCTAAATACTTTTGTGTTATACTTACTAGGTAAGTGTAGCAATAGTTTTGTTTGTTTTAGTAAAAACATTCTAGGCATACACTTAGGCATAAGGTAAAAAACATAGGCATAAGGCATAAGGAGAAAATACTATGGCATCTTTAGCAGATATTCGTGCTCGTCTAGCAGCACAAGAAAACAAGAGCGCAGGCTCAACTTTCCAAGGCGACAACGCCATTTACCCACACTGGAACATTAATGAAGGGGATACTGCAACTGTCCGCTTCCTTCCAGATGGTGACACCTCTAACCCATTCTTTTGGATTGAACGCCAAATGATTCGTTTGCCATTCAACGGCGTGGTAGGCGGAGATAACAAGCAGGTTGTTGTGACAGTACCCTGCGTAGAAATGTGGAATGAAACGTGTCCAATTTTGACAGAAGTTCGCACTTGGTTCAAAGATCCATCGCTAGAAGATATGGGTCGCAAATACTGGAAGAAGCGTAGTTACTTGTTCCAGGGTTTTGTTCATGCCAATCCAATGGAAGACGACAAGACACCTGAGAATCCAATTCGTCGGTTCATTATTAGTCCGCAAATCTTTACTACCATTAAGGCATCACTAATGGATCCTGATATGGAAGAATTGCCAACTGATTATAATAATGGACTTGACTTCCGCATTACAAAGACCACTAAGGGTGGTTATGCTGATTATTCAACTTCGAGTTGGGCTCGTAAGGAATCTGCGCTTAATGCAGACGAAATGGAAGCGATTGAAAAGTATGGCTTATTTGATCTCAAATCGTTCCTTCCTAACAAGCCAGGTGACATTGAATTGAAGGTTATGACTGAAATGTTTGAAGCATCAGTTGATGGCAAGGCATACGATCCAGATAAGTGGGGGTCTTATTTCAAACCGGCAGGTATGAACTTTGGCAACGATGATGCACCTCGTGCAGCAGCACCTGCTCCAGTAGCAGCGGCTCCGGCAGCACCTGTAGCAGAAGTAGCATCAGCGCCAACAGCAGCACCTGTAGAAGAACCTAAGGTAGAAGCAGCGCCAGCAGCGAGCGCAGACAAGGCACAAGATATCCTTGCTATGATTCGCGCACGGCAGTCCTCATAATTTAAGGGTATAATACTCACACCCGAGGTCTTTCTCGGGTGTGAGTCCTTTGCTAAATTAAGGACTAATAATGATAACTAAAAAATTATATGATTATCTAAAATTAGGATATAATCCTCCTGTTGAAATACAGCTTGGTCCTGCTGACTATGATAATTTTGAAAAGATTGCATCAATATTGGAATTATATGGAGAAATTTATCTAACAGATCATTTAGGAGGAGTATCCTCAGACGGGACAAACAGTTTATATGAGTTTATCGATAATTTTGCTCAACAAAAAAATAAAAAAATTAAAGTCTATACTTTTATATCTTTTACTAAAGCATCTATATCTAAATATAAAAATTTAGAATTTGTCGAGAACAGCCCAGTACAATGGCTTGGGCTGGTATACGATTTACATCAATGTAACACTCATATACCTAAAAATATAAAAAATTTCGTAGTATCTTTTAATGGAACTGAGCATGTATCTAGACAATTTTTACTCTCTGCTCTTCATAAATTTGGGTGGTTCAATGCCGATTACAGCACAAAAAATTTTATTTTAGATAGAGACACAGTAGATGGAAACATTATACAAGAATCACCAACAGGTAAACAGAATTTTTATAATAAATTTTTTGAATACAATGATGAACTATTTAACAAGCAAATTTTTTCAATTGACTACCGGCGATATAATCATCAAAAAAATTTTCAAGTTTTAGAAAAAAGACTCGCCGAAAGTTTTGTACATATTGTAAGTGAAACCCTGGCAACCGAGCAGTCGGGTGTAAGCGAAAAATTTGTTTATAGTATAATTAGCCGAGGGCTATTTGTAATCTATGGTCCATATAACATACATAATTACGTTGAAGAATATCTTGGTTTTAAAAAATATAGTATATTTGACTATGATTTTGATAACATTATTAATCCAATTGAGCGGTTGATAAAAATATTAGAGATGTTAGGAAAATTCCAAAATCTATCGTTTAACGATTTACATGATTTGCATGAAATGGAACATGAAACACTTGAGTTTAATTATGATCATTTTTTTAGTAAAGGATATATAAATTCATTCTACGATCGATGCGATAGAGATCTTGTTAATATAGGACAAAATAGTGCATAGTAAATGGCCTCTTTATAATATATTCCAACAGTTCCGGCGACCGGAATTAGAATATTTAAAAACTCAAGGGTACGAATTTTCTGACCCATACGATATTGTGGATATATTTGAGAATAAGATTGCTAGTTTTTTTGGTGCAAAATACGGGATTGCGGTTGATTGTTGTAGTCATGGACTTTTCCTTTGTTTAAAATATTTAAATGCATCCGGCACTATACGACTCCCTAGATACACATACGGAAGCGTTCCTATGCAAGTAGAACACGCAGGTTGTAATTTTGCATTAACAGATGAGAAATGGGAAGGAATATATAAACTGGATCCATATCCAATTTGGGATGCAGCAGCGTTGTGGAAGCCAAATACATTTGTAGATGACTTCTTTGTGGTGTCGTTTCAAATAAAAAAGATGCTTTGTATCGGGAAAGGAGGCATGATATTAACTAACAATGAAGATGCAAAAAATTGGCTAAAGTTGGTTAGATATGACGGAAGAACGAATATTTACGATCAAGAACAAGGCGATTTTAGTTGTTCGGGTTATCACTATTATATGACACCTGAAGACGCTGCTCGAGGTATCATAATTTTTGATAATTTACCTGATATAGAATGTGTACCGTCTTGGAAAAACTATCATAATTTAGATAGGTATACGTACTTTAAAAACAAGTTGATTTCTTAATCAATATAGTTTATAATATAGAAATTAAAATACAAAAGAGGAAGAATATGGCTAAACCATTTGATGTAAGCAAGTTCCGCAAAGATATCACAAAATCTATCGACGGACTTAGTATTGGATTCAATGATCCAACTGATTGGATTTCAACCGGCAATTACGCACTTAACTATCTTATCTCGGGAGATTTTCACAAAGGTGTCCCTATGGGCAAGGTTACTGTATTTGCAGGTGAATCGGGTGCAGGTAAGTCGTACTTTGTATCCGGCAATATTGCCAAACACGCACAGCAACAAGGTATCTTTGTTGTAATGATTGACTCAGAAAACGCACTAGACGAAGCATGGTTGCATGCGCTGGGTGTTGACACTTCAGAAGATAAACTATTGAAACTTAGCATGAGCATGATTGACGATGTTGCTAAGACTATCTCAATGTTTATGAAAGATTATAAAGGCATGCCCGAAGAAGAACGTCCAAAGGTGCTGTTTATCATTGACTCGCTGGGTATGTTGTTGACCCCGACTGATGTTGATCAGTTTGAAAAAGGTGACATGAAGGGTGATCTGGGCCGTAAGCCCAAGGCACTAACTGCACTTGTTCGTAATACAGTCAACATGATTGGCGCATACAATGTAGGACTTGTAGCAACTAATCACACATACGCAAGCCAAGATATGTTCGACCCAGATGATAAGATCTCGGGTGGTCAAGGATTTATTTACGCAAGTTCAATTGTAGTAGCAATGCGTAAACTTAAACTTAAAGAAGACGAGGATGGCAATAAAACCTCAGAAGTACAAGGTATTCGTGCAGCGTGTAAGGTAATGAAGACTCGTTACGCAAAACCGTTTGAAGCAGTACAGGTTAAGATTCCTTATGAAACCGGAATGAATCCATATTCGGGATTAGTTGATCTAGCAGAAAAGAAAGGATTGCTTACTAAATCAGGCAACCGTTTACGTTTTGTAGAACGTACTACCGGTGAAGAAGTACTTGCTTTCCGCAAAGCATGGGAATCTAACGCCGACGGTATTCTCGATCGACTCATGCAAGATTTTGCTTTTGCTGAAGAACAGATAAGTACCGAAGAAGTAAACACAGTAGATGACATTGCAGAAGATGTTATCGAAGATGTTGCTGATTCACTAGGAGCAGAAGAAGAATATGAGTCCTGATTTGGCTATGGAAATTTGGGAAGCACTGCGTCCGCATATTAGCGGCGGCTTTCAACAAGCAGCAGATGATTTTGCTGCCGTATTAATTGAAAACGGAATGAATGCTAACGACGTTGCAGCAGTTGCACAAGATAGTTATGTTATTAAAAGTTTAGCTGAGTATGCTGATGAAGAATTAGTATACGAAGATGATGACGACGATGACTACGGCTTTTACGAAGACGACGACGAAAACGACAATTACTAATGTGGTATAATAAGGTAACTAAGAACCTTGGCGAGCTTCCTGGATTCATTGATTATTACAATGATGAATTACAGGAAGCAAAGCGAGAGGTTCGTATTGGCGGTAATGTAGAACAAAATATTAAATTGTTGCCGGGTGTTACCGAACATCGTTTTAATCAGCTACAGGAAATTGAAGCTGTATTGAATTTTTTAAATATTGAATTGCGTAAAATTCGGCGTAAGCACTTTCAAAAATACCTTGAAGCATACAGTCGCGCACTAACAAGTCGAGATGCTGAAAAGTATGTTGACGGAGAAGCCGAAGTAATCGATATGGAATTGATTATCAACGAAGTAGCATTGTTACGAAATCGTTGGTTAGGTATCATGAAAGGATTAGATACAAAACAATGGCAAATGGGCCACATTGTTAAGTTAAGAACAGCAGGAATGGAAGATGTTTCAGTTTAATTCCGGTCAGACAACACTAGATCTATTAGGATCTTATGATAGTTTTATGGAAAGCGTTGATTCTGTACTAGATATGGGATGTGGTACAGGCCAAGATCTAATCTGGTGGGCAACACGTGCGCTTGAAGACGATAATGGAGATTTTATACCATTAAATATTCGCTGTGTTGGAGTTGACTTAGTTGACAATGTACCAGATATTAAACCTTATAAAAATATTACATATCGTAAAAAAGAATTTGAAACCTTAGAATTATACGAAACAGATAAACCGTTTGATGTTATATGGGCAAACAACAGTTTTCAATATGCTCTGGATCCATTAGGAACATTAAAACGCTGGAGGAATTTACTATCCACTGGCGGTATGCTCGCTATGGTAGTCCCTTCGTACACTGAAGTAGAATACACTAGATTATCTATTACTCAACCAGATTATGCATACCACAACTATACCACAGTTAGTTTGTTGCACATGCTAGCAATTAATGGGTTTGATTGTGCATTTATGCAGAAACATCCTGGCGATCCCTGGATTAAAGCAATTGCATACAAAACAGAAACAGAACCATTTGATCCTCGTACTACACGTTGGTATCATCTAGCAGAAACAGAATTATTGCCGCCAAGTGCTTGTGCAAGTATTAATCGTTTTGGCTATTTACGACAGCAAGATCTTGAATTAGAATGGCTTGATCGTAGCCTACACTGGTTTGGCGAAGATTAATCATTATCTGCGTACTTAATAAATACTACAATGAAAATTGTAGTAGCAACCGGGGGGTTTGACCCAATTCACAGCGGACACATCCGCTATCTAGAAGCAGCAAAAGATTTAGGCGCTTATTTAATTGTAGGCGTAAATTCTGATGATTGGCTTGTTCGTAAAAAAGGACGTTACTTTATGCCCTGGAAAGAGCGTGCTGCTATTGTAGGTGCACTTGGCTGTGTTGACGAAGTTATTGCATTTGATGATTCAGACGGATCAGCGTGCGCTGCTATTGAACATGCACTTAAAGTTTGTAACAATCCAAACAGTTGGTACCCATTTGAAGGTGTTGTTTTTGCCAATGGCGGCGACCGTACTAAAGATAATATTCCGGAAATGAAATTTGAAGAAGTAGAATTTGCGTTTGGTGTTGGCGGCGAAGACAAAGCAAACTCAAGTAGCTGGATTCTAGAAGAATGGAAGTCCCCAAAAACAGAACGTCAATGGGGATATTATCGTGTATTACACGAAGTACCCGGGATGAAAGTTAAAGAACTTACAGTAAATCCAGGTGAAAGTTTAAGTATGCAAAGACATTTTAAACGCTCTGAATATTGGATTGTCAGCGAAGGTCGTGCAATGGTTAATACGCAAACCAATAGCAGATACCAATTACCGTCTTTGGTGCTTGATCCACACCAAGAAACACACATTCCCGTCGAAGGCTGGCACCAACTAACTAATCCTTTTAAAGAACCGTTGCGTGTAGTTGAAATACAATATGGTGCTGATTGTGATGAAGACGATATAGAACGACAATGAAACCAATTCCAATTTTTATAGGTTACGATCCGCGAGAAGCAATTGCTTATCATACTTGCGCTAATAGTATTATTAGACACGCAAGTAAACCGGTGTCTATCATTCCGCTAGCATTAAATTTGTTTGATGATTATAGTGAAACACACACCGACGGAAGCAATCATTTTATCTATAGTCGTTTCCTTGTCCCTCATTTAATGGATTATATAGGCTGGGCTATCTTTATGGATGGTGACATGATCGTTCGCGACGATATCGTTAAACTTTGGGAATTGCGAGAAATGGACAAAGACGTAATGGTTGTTAAACATGATTACGAAACAAAGATGGAAACCAAATACCTAGGTAGTAAAAACGAAAATTATCCACGTAAGAATTGGTCAAGCGTTATACTTTGGAACTGTAATAGTCATCCTAATCGACGAGTAACACCTAAGTTTGTGCAAAATGCAACCGGTGCAGAACTTCACAGATTTACCTGGATCAAAGACGAACGCATTGGCGAATTGCCTGCAGAATGGAACTGGCTTCCGGATGAATATGGAGAAAACCCAGATGCTAAACTATTGCATTATACATTGGGCACGCCAAGTTTCCACGAATTTGCTAATACACCGATGGGTAGTGAATGGCATCGCGAGCGTATTTTAACTGAATACTGCGAGCAACACGGACTATGATTACTCTTTATGGTATCGAGCATGCACTAAAGTCGGTGTTTCCATCTTTGGCAAAAGGACTAGCACGTCACGGCGATCATTTTGAAACAGTGAAATGGCAAGATGCCGATAACGGTGATTGTTATATTCAAACTAATTTAATTAAACCAAAGATATTACGCAATGACCTACGTCGCGAAGCATATCTGTATATCAAAAACTCAGGCAAACCTTATCTAGTAAACGAATCACCAAGTTTCCGTAGACACTTAGGCTGGGCTAGATTAGGATGGTACAGTTACAAATGGACCGAAGGTGTATTTGGTAACGAAAATTCTCCGCCAGACCGTTGGCGCAAGTTTGAACAAGAAACAAACATTAAATTTAAACAATGGAATAGTCCAGGTGATTCCATAGTAATCATGTGTCAGAAAGAAGGGGATTCTAGTCTATTAGAAATGTACAAGACCTATGATAGTTTTTATGATTGGCTCGAAGATCTAGTACACGAAATAAGAAAATATTCAGATCGTCCAATAATTATTCGTCCTCACCCTCGTAATAGAGATAGAGGAATTAAACTTGCTACAAGATTACAAAAGAAACTTAACGATAAAACAATTACAGTTAGCGAAAATACAGATTCTCTAGGAGACTATTTGTCTAGTCCTAATCGTGCAGACGGCTTGTATCAAGATCTAGCACAAGCATATTGCGTAGTAACATATAATAGTTTAAGTGCAATCGAAGCTGTATGTGAGGGTATCCCGACATTTGCATTAAACAATGGGTCAATGATATGGCCAATTGCACACCGTGATCTATCTCAGCTTGAAAATTTATCTTATGACGTAGATATAACACAGTGGCAATATGATATTGCATATACACAATGGACTAGCGCAGAACACGGCAGTGGCGAAAGTTGGGCACATCTAAAACCGTTGGTATTCAAATGAAAAAGAAAGTATTAGCAGTTACAACATTCAATCGCAGTTACTATGATGGATTAGCGAAGCGCATGGTTGAAACATTTATAAAGTTTTGGCCCAAGGAAGTTATGCTTGTTTGCTACCTAGAAGATATGGAAAAAAGCGAATTACCTAGCGCACCTAATGTTATTGGCGTTAATGTATTTGAACGTTGCAATCCAAATTTACAGAATTATTTAGATTTTATTGGTGATCACTTTAGCAGAGGATTTGCATACAAAGCATTTACTTGGATAGATTCGGCAAGAACATTCAAAGACTTTAACGAAGTAATTTACTTAGACGCCGATGTTATTACTTATAAGCCTGTAACTGAACAATGGCTAGATAATGTATTGCCGGATAATAATCTTGTTGCTTACATGGGTGTAACAATGAACAAGGGAAAATGGAAAGGCATAGATAAACCACATTCAGATTCTGGGTTATATTGGTTTAATCCGCATCATCCTTATGCAAAAACATTTGTTGATCGTTATGAGAATATCTACAACAGTCATGTTATTAAAGAGGATAAAACTCGTTTTCCAAAACCCAACGATGCATATGTATTAATTGATTGTATATTGGATGCAGAAGCACACGGTGTCCAATGTCGAGACTTTCATCCAGAACGCAAAGCACTGAGTCCGTTAAAAGAAACCGAGCTAGGGAAGTATTTTAGACACTTTAAAGCAGCACGTAAACAAGATCCTGAAATGGATGCGTTTATCAATGCTATTATTGCCGGCGCTGATCCAGAAAAACTTGAGGAAGAACACAAAGGCAAAGTTAACCTAAAAGAACAAACAGATACAAGATTTGTAAGGGAGTGGAAAAACAAATGATTAATTGGCCAACAGGTGAATATCGTGAAAAGGGATGGCGTCTAGTATATTTTGATGCAGCAATAGAAGCAGTTAAACCAAAAACTATTGTTGAAATCGGCACAAACAAAGGACATACAGCACATAAACTAATACGAAGAGCATTGCAGTATAATGATCGCATTCATTATATCGGGTATGACTTGTTTGAATTAGCAAACGAAGAAACCAATAAGCTAGAAAGAAACGGCAAAGGCATTGGCAATTATGTACATGCTGCACAGAAAATAAAGAAGATACAAAACTCAAATCCGGGTGTTAGTTTTGAACTTCATCGAGGTTTTACAACAGATACATTAACTTCACCCATAATCGCTGATTTTGTTTTTATTGATGGCGGACATTCGTATGACACAGTTAAACACGACTATTCAATGGTAAAAGATTCTCGCATTATCTTTTTTGACGATTATAACTTACCCGGAGTTAAACAATTCTGCGATGAGATTGGTGCAATCAATTTAATGCCCTATGAGTCAAAACGAAAACTAGCATATATCTACAATGATATTTCTTAGCAAAAACGGAGAAGATCGATACATTAACGATTTTGCTCGTGGTAGTTGCGCTACTCCTGTTAATACTGAAACTTTTGATTATAATAGTAGCAATGATCCTATAGTATTGCGCGGCATCTTAAAACACAAGATAATGAAACAGTGTTGGAAAGATAACAGAGATTTTTATTATGTAGATACAGGTTACTTTGGTAACGAAGGCACCTATAAGTTTTGGCATAGGATTGTTAAAAACAATCTACAACACACAGATATCGTAGAACGGCCGGATGATAGATTTAAAAAATTTAAGAAAACTATCCATCCGTGGAAGCATGGACGTAAAATAATCGTTGCTATGCCTGATGAAAAACCGTGTCGATTTTATGACACAACTCCGGAACAATGGCTAGCAGAAACCGTAAACACGATCAAACAACACACAGACAGACCAATAGTTATTAGGGAACGTGCTAAACAACGCATTCAAAGAATCAATGAACCACTAGAATCAGCACTAAGTAACGATGTACATGCGCTAGTCACATTTAACAGTGTAGCAGCAACAGAAAGTGTGTTTTATGGTGTACCTGTGTTTACACTAGCACCTAATGCAGCAGGACCTGTGGGATCGCAAGATTTGACTAAAATTGAAACACCCTATTATCCAACCGACGACGAACGCTATGCTTGGGCTTGTCATCTAGCGTATGGGCAGTTTCACATAACAGAAATAAAATCAGGAAAGGCTTGGGATATATTAAATGAAAGTTAAGATTTTTATGAATTCGGCTGGGCACAACTCAGAATACGAGATATTGCGTCGATTCGGTTACGGCATTGAACAAGAATTAAAGAAGAAAGAAAAATTTTCAAATCGTTTTCTTAACTTTGATAAAATTTTAAAGAAAGGCAAAGAAGATTCTGTAGAATATGATTATGCTGATGAATATTCGCCGTGCGATGTTGCTGTAATTTTTGGTAGTTGGAAACCCAGAAGCAAAGATCACCACATAACACGCAACAGCGTTGCAGATGCTGCACCTGTGTTTGTTGTGATCGAAACCCCACTGTTAACGCGACGTGTATTTCAACCTAACCAATATTATCGTATGGGCGTTAATGGATTTTTAAATCATTCGGCACACTGGAATGCGTTAGATTGTCCGTCAACTCGTTTTGAAGAAATGGGTCTAGAATGGAATGGTTGGGCAGAAGACTTAGACGATCGAGCAGAAATAATGATAGCACTACAACTTGCTGGAGATGCTAGTCTTCGAGGAAATAATATTGTTGACTGGTGTATGGATACAATTCGCCGCATACGAAAATTCACAGATGAACCTATACGCATCAGAACACATCCTGGAATCAGCGAAA